GCTGGTGGTGTTCGTAGAAGCGCAATGATTTCTTTGTTCTCGCATGATGATAGTGAGATGCTGACTTGCAAATTTGGCGATTGGTGGGAACTGAATCCTCAGCGTGGCCGTGCAAATAATAGCGTTGTTCTAAAGAGAGGCCACGTAAACAAGGAGTACTTTATGGACTTGTGGAAGAAGGTTGAACTTAGCAATAGCGGAGAGCCTGGCTTCTACTTTACTACAGACCTAAATGCTGGAACGAATCCTTGCTGTGAGATTGCTCTGAACCCCAATCAGTTCTGCAACCTTGTAGAGGTTAACGGAAGTGATGTTGTAGACCAAGCCGATTTGAACGAGAGAGTTGCTACTGCTGCTTTCCTTGGAACTTTGCAAGCGTCTTACACAGACTTTCACTATTTGCGTTCTATCTGGCAGAGAACTACCGAAAAGGAAGCCTTGTTGGGTATTGGTATGACCGGTATTGCTAGTGGTCGGGTCTCAGAACTTGATTTGGAACAAGCAGTAAAATTGGCCAAAGAAGTAAATAAGCAAGTAGCAGGAGACATCGGAATCAATGAGGCTGCTCGTATTACTTGCGTTAAGCCATCGGGAACATCTTCTTTGGTCTTGGGAACATCAAGCGGAATACATGCATGGCACGATGAGTATTACATCCGTAGAATTCGTGTAGGCAAGAACGAGGCTTTGTATACCTATCTATCAATCTATCACCCATACATGTTGGAGGATGACTTCTTTAAGCCAGAAGAGCAAGCGGTAATCTCCGTGCCTCAGCAGGCTCCTAAAGGATCAATCACACGATGGGAAGAGACTGCTATTGATTTCCTTGAGAGAGTTAAAGACTTCAATATTCGTTGGATCAAGCCTGGTCACATCTCTGGACCCAATACCCACAATATCTCTGCAACTGTAACTATGCGTAAAGATGAGTGGGATGCTGTAGGTGAATGGCTTTGGGACAATCGTGAGTTCTACAATGGTCTATCCTTTTTGCCAGAAGATTTAGGCACATACGTACAGACCCCATTCGAGAGCATCACGAAGGAGCAGTTTGAAGAGATGAAAAAAAATCTCGGAGAGATTGATTTAAGTCTTATATTTGAGGGCGATGATAATACATCATTGGCCGATCAAGCAGCATGCGCTGGTAATAATTGTGAGATATGAAGAATAAGCCACAATATACTTTAGTATTAATATATCTTCTAGCAATAATTACTCTTGCTATTGCGTTTACATCTTGCTCACCACAGAGAAGATATAAGAGGCTAGTTGAGAAGTATCCAGAACTAGTAGAGACAGATACGGTTGAAGTTCACGATACTACGATATATGAAAGAGAAGTCCCTGTACCAGAGTACAGGGATTCTTTCGTTATTCAAAATGATACAGTTATTGAGACTGAGAAATTGATTATAACCAAGTTCAAGGATCGTTTTCATGTCGTAGTAAAAGAAGATACAATTAACATACGAGATACCATTGTAAAGACTGTAAAGGTTGCTGGTAAAGTATACACTAAAAAGGAAACAAATTGGCTATGGGTGATTATTGCGGGTTGCATATCACTCTGCACCGGCCTTTACTTTGGTTTCCGAGCAAGAAGATGAAATTTGTCCAAAAGAGTTTTGACGATAACGATCAGCTTGGTCGTGACATGCTCAAAGCATACCTAGAAAATCGTGGCCACGATGTATCTGACAATGAAAATAAGTACGGCATAGATTTATTTTCAACCAAGGGAGAGAAGACATTCTGGTGGGAGGTAGAGATGAAATCTGGGTGGCCTTGGACCTGCGTTGAAGACTTTAAATTCGACACCGTATCTTTCCTTGGCAGAAAGGAAAAGTGGAGCGATATTGAATTTTGGTACGTTATTATATGCAAGGAGAATGGCGCAGCACTACTGTGCCATTCTAATGTTATATTTAAGGACGAGTACAAGGAGAAAATATTTATAAACACAGCACAAAGAAAGGGGACAGATACTTTTTACAGAGTCCCAAAGAATTACTGTATATTTGTGAAACCTGAAAATTTTAGATAAATGCAAGACAAAATCAATCCAGATCACTACAAAGGTGATATCGAGTGTATCGATGCAATCAAGGCATCAATGAAAGAAGAAGAATATTTGGGTTACCTAAAGGGGAGTGTCATGAAATATCTGTGGCGCTATAAGTATAAGAATGGACTGGAAGATCTGAAAAAGATGAACTGGTTCGCAAAAAGACTGGAGGAAGAGTATGGTAATACACTGGACGTACAGCTTAAAAGACCTCAGACCATCTGAGATTAGAAAACACGAAAGAGCAAAAACAAGAGTAAAGAACGAGAGCGTTCACATTGGTGGCTTGGATAGATACCCAATGTTTACGCATTGCATAGCAACTGACGGAAGAGTCTTAGTTCTGGACTATTGCCCCGGATCAAAGATTCACGTAGCTTTGATCGGTGGAGTAAACTCCGATTATAAATATGCGAATACAGCAACATATGATCAATTACAAGCATTAGGAAATCTGATAAGATTCTATCAATCACTGGGGGAGGTTGTAGAAGAAGGTGACCTATTAAATTTTAACTTAAAAGAATGGATAAAAGCAATCTCTCAGAGGTAGACGACCACGTAAAGTCCCTACAGAAGCTAATCTCTTGGCACGAGTATTACTCAGCTATTGGAAACGTAGTTGAGGCAAATAAGTGCCAGAAGGAAATCGAACAGAAGAAAAAGGACATCAATGAGCTACGCAAAGCTTACGGCATTTCTAAAAGAAAATAAGATAAACGAGGAAGAAGCATTAGAGAGGATACAGGTTCAGTTAAAGGATCCTGCCAAAGACTTCTATGTTACCATTGTATCTATGACTGAACAGATCAATGCTCTAATCAGATCAAAGATGCTAGACCTTGACGATCCATACCAGAAATCATTGCTTAGACTATTAGAAAGCGGTGATAAGGTATCGAAAACTATTAGAAATGCACAGCTAGACGCATACCCAGATATTGAGGATGATACGTCTAGCATTGGCGATATCATACGATGACAAAGAAGGCAAAGTTTGAGTACGAGGCATGGGCTGCTAAGCATGGTCTAAATCAAAACGCCACTAAGCGTGAAAAGATTTATTGGTACGAGAAAGAAAGAGAGTACTGGGCAGAGGGTCGCTTTGGTCTCGTTGGGCCTCATTACTTTGCATTAACACAAGGAACCGTAAAGACAGCATCTGGTAGAAGAATTAGACCATTCTGGAGGGATGCAGACGAAGATCTTTATGGATCCTATGTAAAGGCCAAGGATATGGGATGGGACCTTATGGTCTTGAAGAGACGTGAGCTTGGTCTTACCCTTACCTTTGGCGGAATTATCCCGTTGTGGATCGCCTTAACAAATCCAGGGTCCACTACACTACTCACATCGGCAGATAAGACCCGTCTTGAGGAAATGTACAAGGAGAAAATGCGTGTTGCATTTGATGGCCTTGACAAAGACTTTAGGCCAGGTGTAGTATCTACTAGGCAGTGGGGTTACCTACACATGGGTCGTATGGTATCAGACGGAACGGTTGAGGGCTTAGATAGTAAGATTGTTGCTCGTGAGACCGTAGATAACCCACAGGCATTTGAGGCATATCGTGCCATGCACGTCTTTATTGATGAGTTCTTCTTGCATCCACACGCTGACAAGGTATTGCGTTCTGCACAGGCATCTGTAAAAAGTGGTTTTACCAAGCTGGCCCCTATTGTTCTGGGAGGAAGTGCTGGTGAATCTTCTATTGCCGGTCAGAAAAAGGGTAGTGCTCTGTGGAGAGATGCTGAGATTCTTAAACTTATAACTGTATTTGTTCCTGGATGGAAGGGAATCTCCTCAGCTCCAAAACTAGATGACAAGGGGAATGAGATACCGGGAGAGTACCTAAACTTCTGTCCAAATGGGCATAGCGATGAGAAGGCTGCCACAGAGTGGATCTTAAGAACAAGGGAAAAGCTAGATCAAGCCGAGGATAAAAGCGCATTGGAGGTTTTTATCAAGCAATATCCCTTGGACATCCAGGAGGTTTTCTCTGCCAATGCAAAAGGCAATTTACCTAAGCATGTCTTGGATAGAATCCAGACACAAGAAAGAATTATCCTTGGAAATAATCCACCAATCGAAAAGGTGGACATTTTTGAGGACGCTGATGGCACGATAAAGAAGAGAAGAAACCCTAAATCTTTGATTCAGATCCTACAGGATCCAGAGCCTGGCCATACTTATATTGCGGGCATTGACCCGATTCCATTCGTATCAAAGAATATGGGCGATGGATCAAAACAGGCTCTCGTTATCAAGGACATGGATCTTAATAGATATGTGGCAATCTATGCAGAACGGGACTCAGATCCAGATTACATTGTAAACAATATGATCACCCTACAGAGGTACTACAACAATGCTCCAGCTATGCTTGAGATAAACCGAGGTGGTGTGGTATTAGATAAGTATAAAACAGCAGGGTACTTAAATCTATTAGCAAAGAAACCAATGACCCTATTCAAGGGCCATGCCAAGAAAGATGGGTCGTATGGGTATTACAAGAACGATCATACTACAGAGAGAGGCAATGTGTACCTAATGGATTATCTGTACAATTACGCAGAGGAGATATCCTTTCTTGATGTCATAGATGAGGCAAAGAATTACCTTGTAGACAACACTGACTTTATTGATGCAATGATTGCCTGTGAGATATTGCACAGGAATATCATAGAAAGATTCAAGGCGCAGAGCACCAAGGAAGGGCCCAAAGTAAAGGAGATTCCGGTCTTAAAATTTGTCAATGGTAGGTATGTGAAGGTTTGGCAGAAGGTCAATATTTGATCTTTGAGTCTGCTCCCTTATGCTGAAGGATTGCCACGATAATATCGATTATATTTTCAGCTATCTTCCCATCCTCAAATGATACTGGGATCTCGTATGTCTTATTGTATGTCTTAAGACAGACATTGTCGTCCTTGTAGAATATCTTTACCCTGCTTGATATCTGAGGCAGGAAACACTCGTTCTTCAGAAATCTCCTATCGGGCGTAAGAAGAATTCCCTCGTTGAGTATTTCCCACCTCAGAGCCATTAATATTCTTTTCAGGTTTATTTTATCGTCAATCATTTTATGGCGTAAACCAAGTCCATCGTATACAGCGTGCCATTAGTGGTGGTCATCTCATATATATGTGCATCTCCTTTCTTGATCCATCCCTCTGATATAATTGGGATTCTTTGATCAAGATACTTATACATTAACTCACCCTTGATCTTTTTCTTTAGGTCGTTGTAGTAGTATGGCGATATATTGAAATAAGCAATCTGCTCTCCCCTATTCTTGTGGAGTAAACATATTTTGGGTAGTCTCTTCAACATACTTCACCAAGCTTTTAAACATACCTGACTCTGAGTATTGCCCGGTCTTTGGATTAAAGCGATACTCTACCATGCCTAGCTTACCACGAAAGTGGTACTTAACCTTTTGAACGTGGAGCTCTACTGGGTCATTGACTCCATCAATGTAGTTCCTATGTATGGATATACCCACATCTGGAACATTGAAGAAGTGGTGAGACCCGCTAATATCGTACAGCCTTGGAACGGCATATGTCCCATTATTCTTTTCCATCTTTCTTGGGTGAGCCACTAGGGTAACATTGACATTGTTCTTGGCAGCAAAACGCTTCAGCTCTCTGAGTAGATTGCCTATGCTCTCGTGACTGCTCTCGTCCTTAGCCCTCTCTCCATCAATGTAATTGAATGGGTCTATGCAAAGACAATCTATGCCATATCTCTTGACAAGGTTCTGAGCAAGACTTAGGATATTGCCTAGACTATAGTCTTCCATCTCCTCCGTATTGTAGAAGTAGAAGTGCTGATTGATTTGCTCCATAGCAAACATTAGCTCTGCTCTTTTCATAGATGCCATATCCTTGCCTATGATTTGCTCAGACAGCCTCATGATCTTTAGCGGAGCTATGTTTTCGGGGCTGAAGATTCCAAACTTCCACCCCTTCAAGAATGATAATCTAGCGTACATATAGTCCAGCCAAGTGCTCTTGCCCGATCCTGGAATTCCAGTAACCACAACCAATTCTCCCCTTGCCCAAGACAGGTGGTAGTCCGTATTGGACATCTCTACCTTATCTCCAGCAGGGTAGCCATTCTGATGGTACGATAGTACAGTCTGAGCGTAATCGCTTGTCGTAGACAATGATGCGATTGGCAACTCCTTGGCATTAGCAAATAAGCCCTTAAGGCATTCGGGACCAATGTGAATCAGACAATCATTGGCATCCTTTTGTCCTTCTGGGAAGGATATGGTTCTGATATCACTAGCGTCAAATCGCCTAACAATATCATCCTTTAGCTTTTGGCCAGGCTCATCGTTATCCGTGGCGATGTAGATTATCTTGTTCAAGAACTTATCGTATACATTGTCAAGCCAATCAAGATTATTATTTGTCTTACTTGCCCCATTTGGAACTGATACGGCAAATGGGAATCCGCATTG